CTCCTTGTTTAAGGAGTGATACCTTCAACGCCTTGTAACTGCAAGAAACGGGAGGGTAATGGCAGTAATAACCCCACACACTATTAGTGATAACGTCAGTTGTCTCTATCAGTACTGCCCTTTAATATTTAGTAATACAGCTTTGGTAACTGTGTTTTGGTATTAGAGTATCACTTAGTGTCGTTAATCCGTATAACTTCACTCACCACAACCATGTGGATCATGAAGGATGGTCTCCTTTGGATCAGAATTAGTAGTTTAAACCACTACCTGTTCCTAAAAGGCCCCAGTAAGGGGTAATGCTTATGCATTGTCTGAATCAAATGGTATACTTGTATACCTTATATTTCGCATGCAGGATGGTTTAAGTCCTATATGTAATATAATTTAATTTGAGATATTCAATGGGCATTACCGTCTCACCTTATACAGTTTAAATAAAATAATGAAATCATTTTATTTAAATATATTTAACTACGCTAAGCGAAAACAACAGCAGCCGAAGGTATGATTGAAATCTTTCGAAATCAAATCGTACTTCCGGACTGTTATTTGAGTATTGCGTGTTAAAGAGTATGAGGAATCCCTTAATTTCACCAGGAATAAAATTAAATTCTTACTAGAGAAATCTGGTAAGAAGTTTGCACACCTTTATTTAAAAGAGTGTGTCAGACTTTTAATTAGATTTCTGGCTGGTCAAGGGGAACCTAAGTTCCTTGGAAAAGGAATCTTAGTGTCCAGAGACTGCCGTGGTATCCCACATATAATAAGTTCTAAAATTAGGATTCTTCTTAAACCTATTAGTAGAGACTTACTACCATTAATGCCTATTAGAGAGGTGCAACAGGATAATTTTCCTGTTACCCACAATCTGATAGGATCTGGTATTAAGAATTTAAAACTTCTTAACATCAGACCACTTAAAGGTTTTGAGTCTAAAGCTACTAGGGGAGAAGATTTTGATCTTAGACCCGAACGTATGTTGGTGGTAGCCCTCCTTACGTTGCTTTGTATCTACCGGTTGATAGATTATAAAGTGAAACCTGACATTGGGACTATAGAAAAGTCCTTTGCTGGAAACATTAAAACGTTTCCGGTAAATCAGGCACTTTATGATCTTCTTCCAAAAGATACTACTCTGAAACTTGCCAATTTTAGATTGATCAAGTTAGAAACTGCTGGGCCGAATGCGGTTAAATCCGCATGAAGCTCCAGTATTGACGCATTGGCTTTTATTCATGAACCTTTTGTATTTTTACAATTGTTCATCTATAATTGGCAATGTGGTCAACAGTTCTTATCTTGATGAATTCTAATCCTTAATATAATTGCTTCACCTCTTTATTTAGTATTTCTACTATACAAGGATTTGAAGAAGTTACATTTAGGTAAGTTAGCAGTGGTTCGAGATGTTGCCGGTAAAGCCAGAGTTGTTGCAATAACAAACTGGTGAATACAAGCAGCATTCAAACCTTTGCATGATGGTTTGTTTAAGATTTTGTCGCACATAGAACAAGACGGTACTTTTGATCAGGAGAAACCTCTTAATTTGTTAATTGAGAGGGTTCCACCAGGTCAAAAGTTTTACTGTTTTGATCTAAGTGCAGCAACTGATAGACTACCACTAGACGTTCAGAGGGATATAATTAATTTACTTCGCCCCGGACTTGGTACAACATGGTTTAATATTATTAAATCAATGAAGTATTGGTTCGAAGGGAGGTATATTAGTTATTCTGTCGGTCAGCCTATGGGTGCATATTCTTCGTTTGCAATGCTCGCTCTAACCCATCATGTCATTGTAAGACATGCAGCTATTAAAGCTGGTATACATAATTTTAAAGATTATGCTGTACTGGGTGACGATTTAGTTATTGCTAATGATAATGTGTCTCATCACTATTTAGCTATTTGCGAAAACTTAGGGGTTGAAATCAACCTTTCTAAGTCTATCATTTCTGATAGTATCGCTGAATTTGCTAAAAAGTGAAAGGGTGCCGGAATAAACATTACGCCCATTGGTCCAGGATTAATCCTGAATGCCAGTAGACATAAGATATTCCTAGCTCCTTTACTGTCCGAACTCTACCGTTTAGAGCTACTAGACGTGAAGACCCTTCTAGAATTAGTGAGAGAGCTTCCACAGAAATGTGGAGATACTATCTCATTGATTTTATGATCGGTTCTCGGTTTAGGTAGCTGATTACAAAAGGGCCATAGGGATGCGAATGCAATCCTATGGGCTTTCCCTTCTGCTAGCAATACCTTACTTTTCCAATATTCTTTATATAACTCTCTTTTGGAGATTTATATCAAAGATTATAGGGAGAATGTAACTAAACTTCAGGAGGAAGCAGAGTTCTTCTATCGTAATTGATGAAGAACCTACTCCTCTCGAAGTTGACCATTAAGGATTCTAGAATTTATCCTGAAGTTGGTTGGGCCTGGGTTCTGAATCTATGGATTCTCTTTCGAGAGATCCATCGAAGAGTCATTACTAGTTAACCCTTTTGATGATTATCAAAAGGGAGACTGGAATGAAATTTATAACCTTGGTTCAGCAGTAGTTTACCTAGGTCAATCAACAATTGACTGACGTAAGCAAGACCACGTACGGAAGCTAACTAATAATGTTAAAAGGCTTAATTCATATTTCGAAAGAACATATGATGAAGCTTCTTTACATTTTAGTTAAGGCAAAATTTATATTCCTTTTATCTATTTAACCGTTAACGCTCACGATCTAGATCGTAAACCTAGG